GAACGTGCCGGGCAGGCCCGCGGTCGCGCCGGTCGCAACGATCTGGCCGGGCACGGTCCACGAGGCCGCCGCCGCCCAGGTCCCCTTGACGGTCGGCGCCGACAGCGACGCATCGATCGACGCGTTGAGGTACGCGGGGCCTTCCCACTTGAAGGTCGGCTCCTGGTTGTTGGGCTCGAGACTGAGCGTGCCCGGCGTGCCCGCGTCGGCCGCGTCCCAGAGCGCGAGATCGGCGCTGTTCCAGAACCCGCCGACCGTCCCCTTCAGATCCTTCATGCCGGGGACGTAGACCTTGTTCGTGTCTCCGAAACACGTCACGTCTTCCATCTCGGTTTCCTCCGAGAGGGTCCACGCGTTCAGGGAGATGATCTCGACGAGGGTCGACCCGCCGGTCGGATCCCAACTGACCTTGCCGAATTTGCCGGTCTTGATCGCCATGTGTGCTCCTTAGTCGGTGTCCGGGTCGCCCTCGACGTGGGCGGCCCCGTGGGCGTAGATCCGATCGATGATGGCCGTCAGCGCCTGGTCGCGGTACCGGGCGGTGATCGGCCGGAAGGTCGGCGTGCCCAGCATCCGCCCGCGGTTGTAGCCCTGGTGGGTCTCGCGCGCGACCGTGCCGTCCTCGTAAATCTTGGCGTGCGGGGCCAAGTTCTTGACTGTCGCGCCGGCGAGCGTCACGCCGCGCGAGGGCTCGACCGTCACGCCGCGGATGAGACCGCCCTCGACGTACGGATAGGCCGACCGCAACGCGTCGGCCGCATCGAACGCGCTCGAGAGCAGAATGCCCTCGGCCTCGCTGACGAGATCACTCGTAAGTAGTTGTAATTCCTGTTTGAACGTGTCCATCCCGTCCCAGCGGACTCCGGTGAGGGCCATTACGCGAACACTTCTTTGCAGGTGATCTGGGTTTGGAACGCGCGGGCGTTGCGATGCAGGACGCTGTCGACGTGATAGACGCGGCCCTGGTAGTGGACGCGCGTCGCGGTCGTGATGCCGGCGTGATCGTGGCCGACCAGCGTGAGCAGGCCGCCGCCCTCGGCCAGCGGCGCGCAGTACCACGTCGCCGGGTTGAGCGGCCGGACGCCGCCGGCGCCGTCGGTTTCGTCGAGCGTGACCGCGACCGAATACGACCCGATCGCCATCACGCCACCGTCGGGTCGCGATAGAACGCGAGCAGGTCGTAAATCGCCGGCCAAGGATTCGGTACGCCGCCGTCCCCGCGCTCCGCGTAGTAATAGCCCAGGAGCAACTTGATCGCGTGCGTGACGGGCTTGGGCGCGGTCGCGGCGTCCCACGTCGGATCGACGCCGACGTTGATGCACGCGAGGATCGCTTCCTGCGCGGTGTCGAGGATCTCCTGCACGTCGGTGTCGTACACCGTGTCGGTCAGGTGCAGATGCCCTTTCGCCTGGGCCAGGGTGAGGAGCGGCGGCAGCGGGACGCGCGAAAACTCGATCATGGCGCCACTCCGTCGGCCACGGGCGGGACCACGGGGGCGACCGGGGCGGACGGCGGCGCCGCGGCCTGGTCGATCGGGATGTACTGCTGCTGCAGGTACGGCACTTCCCCACCGGGCACGGGGCCGAGGCCGTAGTAGGTGTCGCGCACTTCGTTGACCGACATGCCGGCGGCGATCGCCGTCTTGGCCGCATTCGTCCGGGTCGCGGTATCCATCCAGATCAGCAGCGTGTCATCGAACTCGAGCGAGAGATAGAGCGGGAGCTCGAGGCCCTCGCCCAGCGTCGCGGCGATGCTCGCCAGGTGCGGCTCGAGGCATTGCGACTTGTACTGGAGCTGCGACGCTTCGGCATTCGCATAGGGCGGTTGCTTGCTGCTGTTCAGAATGCTGATCGGCATCCCGAACACTTCGCAGATTTTTTCCTCGGTCCACCCGAGTTGCGCGATCAGTTCGCTGTCGACCGCGGACCCGCCGATGTCGTGATAGGTCATGCCCTGGTCGGTCAGCATGATCTCGCCGGTCTTGAAATTCGCGAGCGTGCTCTTGATGCGCTCGGCGGAGGCCGGGTCGAGTTTGGTCGGCGCGACCAGCATGCCGGCGGGCCGGCCGCCTTTCGCAAAGAACGTCGTGCTCGATGCCTGGATCGCCTGCGCCTGCGTGACGGCGCCGCCGATCGCGTAGAGCGGCGAGATCCCGACCAGTGGATGAAAGAGACAATTCCACCGGTCGTGAATGAGGTCCGACGCGCCCACGACGGGCGGATCGGTCGCACTCGTCAGGCCCGCGAGCTCGTTCGCCTGGAGCTCGTAATAGACGCTGCCGTCGGGGGCGACGAGCGGTTTGACTTTCAGCGGATCGAGGACGTACAGCGCCTTGACGACGCCGCGGTCGTCGCGCTCTTTCAGGACATACGTGTTCCCGTAGAGCAACTTACTGAGGACCCATTGCTCGATAAATTGCTGCGGGGTCTGGTAGCGATTCGGCCGGCGCAGGACCGGCGTGTACGCGGAGTTCGTGGTCTCGAACCAGAACCCGTTGTCGTCGAGCTCGAGGAGGAGCGGCGGTGCAATCTTGGCGATGTCCTGGGCGATGCGCGACACGACCCCGAACACGCTCGGATTGGCGAGCGCGGTGGGGCTGGTGATCTCGTCGTTCATCTGCCACGCGCCCGTGTAGGGCTCGCGGACGATCGGCGACCAGCCGTCGCGCGCCACGGTCAAGAGTGACGTGACGCGCGAGCGGATCGCGGTGAGCAGGCCCACGGCCGATTACCGGTGGTTCGTCCGGGTGCGGGTGCCGCCGTCCTCGTCCGGGGCTTCCAGCGGCGCGCCGGTCGGGGCCGGCCACGCCACCGCGGTCAAGTACTTCACCGCGTTCGCGTTGGCCTTCTTCCAGGTGATGAACCGCTCCGCGCGCAGCGCCACGGTATTCATCTGGAACATCGAGACGAGGATGGTCGTCGCCAGGGCCGGCGAGTCGGGCACGCTGTCCATTTGCAGCGACGCTTCCGTGCTCGCATCGATCGTCACGCCGCCATCGTCGGCGAGCATGATCAACTTGGGTTGCAGCGCGACCACGTTGGCCCCGAGGATCGAGCTGGTGATGACCTTGAGGCCCTTGTACGAGCCGCCCGTGATGTCGATGCCGGGGAAGACCGGCGACCCGTCACTGTTGCTCTTGAACGACATCGCGAGGGCGTTGGTTGGGGACATCAGGAACGTCACGCCGTCGACGCCAATGTTGTTTGTCACGAAATGCTGGATGAGCGTCAGGATGTCCGCGAGCGGGTTCGCGCTGCCGGCGGCGGTCGGCGCGCCGTTCGTGATACTGGCCGGCGACACGCCGGCGACGGCCGCGACCGCGGGGTTGATGAACTGCCCGTCGAGGAACGCCGCGATCCCGGCGACCATTTCCTTGCGGACGACGTCCTCGGCCTTGGGACTCGACAGCTTGATCAGTTCCTGGGTGAGGACGATGATGCCGGCGACCTTGGCCCAGTCGAGCGTGACACTCCCGAAGGTCAGCGACGTCACCGGTTTCGGTTTCATCTCCCCGACCCAGTTGTAGGTGCCGCCACCGGTCTGTGCGGGAATCTTCGTGTTGAACGGGACCTGGTTGAGGCCGACGATGCGGTCGATGATGGTCGCCGCGCGCATCAGTTCGATAAAGTCGTTCGCGATGTTCTGGTTGACGAGCGGCGCGGCCCAGACGGCGTCGGTCGCGGTGCCGGGGGCGACGGCGGCCTTGAGCGCGAGCAACACCTCCGGCGTATTCGACCAGTCGCCCCGGCGCGCGGCCCACGTGGCCGGCTCGATGCCTTCGTTCTTCGCCGCGATGCGCGCGCACACGGAGCGGAGCCACAGCGTGCCCGCCGGCAGGTTCGATTTCACGGACACGTGGCTATACGGCGAGACCACGCGGGGCGTGAAGGACGGAACCGCGCTCGCCGTCGCAATCAGTTGCTTCTCGGTGTCCTTCCAGCGCCCGATCTGATCCTCGAGGTTCTTGGCCTCGAGGCTCCAGCGGTCATGCTGCGCCTTCTCGTCGTCCGTCAGCTCGCCCTTCTCCATCGCGCTCAGCATGCTCTGGGCGACGATCGCCCGCTTGGACTCGAGGCCCTGGATACGTTCGGTGATCGTCGGATTCATAGCAGACTCCTGCGCGAGGGATTTCACCAGGCGGATGCTGGCGCTCGCGTTCGCGGGAATGGTGACGAGGGACAGTTCACAGATTTCGGTCTTGGTGAGTTTGCGCGTGCCGTCGCGCAGGTACTCGACGCCGCCGGCGAGGATGCGATGGCCGATCGACACGCCGGAGATCAGCCCGGCCTTGATGGACTGCCAGGCCTCGTCGACGCGCGCCTTGAGCGGGCCGGGCTCGTCGATCTCCGGGAGCTCCGCATCGAAGGCGATGCCCTGCGGCGTGCGGGTCAGCGTGACGCGGCCGATCGGTTGCTTGGCGTCGTGATGGAACAGCAGCGGAATCGACGCGGCGAAGGTGGCGCCGGCCGGGTCGAGGCTGTCGCCCTGGCGATCGAGCTCCGGCGTGGACGCCATGCCGGAGAACGTCCGGCGCTGGGCGTCGACACCCTTCACCTCGAGTAACGAATAGGCGCGTTCCACGGGACGCGCCACCATACCGCGCGGGGGGACTACGTCCTATTTTTGGGATGCGAAATGCCGTCCGCGAGCAGTTTGCGGATCCACTCGGCCATGGTCATCCGCTCGGCGCGCGCGTGTTGCTGGCTCGCATCGAACTGCTTCGCCGGCAGCCGCAGGGACGTCTGGACGGTCGGATCCTCTGGGTCGAGCCGCGGCCGGCCGCGCGGTTTCATCCGACGACCATCACCGCGTACTCAGGGGCCTGGACGTTGCGCTCCATCGCGTCGATCGCCTGAATCAGCGCGACGACGCCGTCGATGCGTTCCGTCGAGGTTTTCTTGGACGGCTTCAGGTTGCCGGCCGGGTCGGTTTCGACCGACGCGTTGCCGATGTTCCACCGCAGGACCGGGTGCCCCGCCTGGCGGATCGTGCGCGAGAGCACGTGCTTCTCGAGCGACTTGGTGGCGGCCGACAGGCCGGCGAACGTCTGCGGGACCTTGACGAGCGGGCAGCCGTCTTGCTCCAGCCGGTAGATCAGGCTGGTCGCGTTCCACGGGTCGGTCGCGACCATCTCGACGTCAAACTCGGTGCGCCAGGCCTCGAGGTGCAGGCGCACCGCCTCGTAGTCGCCGATCGTCGGCCCGGGAATCGTGGTCAGGTACCCGTCGCGCGCCCACTGGTCGTACGGGACGCGGTCGCGCCGGACCCGGTCCGGAATCTTCTCGCCGGGGACGAAGAAATGCGGGAGCACGTCGAACCCGCCGGCGCCGTCGGGAAACACGGCCACGAGCGCGGTCAGATCTTCGGTCGCGCTCAAGTCCATCCCGACGTAACAGCGCCGGCCGCGGAGCGCGGCGCGCTCGATCGGCGCGAGGCACGCGTCCCAGGCCGTGAGCGCCAACCAGCGACTCGCCTGCTCCGTCCACTGGTTGAGGTATAAACGCCGAAAATTGTTTTCCTGGGCAGGGATTTCTGTCGCCCGCGCGGCGGCGATCTGCATCTCTTCGAGGCTGCGGAAATCGCCGAGCGCCGGGTTCGCCTGCTTCCAGACTTTGCGACTGGTCCAGTCGGCGTCCACGGGCGCCTCGTACAGGATGGGCAAAAACGAGGGATCGAGCTTCGGGTTCTCCTGCACTTTTTTCGCGTGCGCGTAGAGCTCCCAGAGGATCGAGTGGCGGTCATACCCCGCCGTCGAGATCACCAAAAACAGCGGTTGCGTGCGCCCGCCCATCGAGGTCGACAGTACGTCGTACAGGTCGCGGTTCGGGGCGGCATGGAGCTCGTCGTACACCACCACATGCGCGTTGGCCCCATGTTTCGTGTAGGCGTCGGCCGAGAGCGCCTTATAGAAACTCCCACTCGGTTTGTGGACGATCCGCTTCTGACTGTCGACGATGTAACACTCGGCGTCGAGGACCGGGTCGTTCCGTACCATTTGGGCCGCGACCCCGAACACCAGGCCGGCCTGGTCCTTGTCCGCGGCGGCCGAATACACCTCGGCGCCGGCCTCCCCGTCCGCCAGGAGCCCGTACAGCGCGATCGCCGCCGCGAGCTCGGACTTCCCGTTCTTCCGCGGCAGCATCAGCAAGCACGTCCGGTACTGCCGGCGCCCGTCCCGGCGCTTCCGGAACAGTTCGCGAACAATACGCTTCTGCCACGGCCGTAACTGGAACGTCTGCCCGGCCGCCGCGCCTTTGGTATGGGTCAGGCCGTTGATGAACCCGATCGGGTCTCTGGCGGGCGCTGGGGGCGCCGTGGGACCATCGTGGCGCGTGGGCTGGTTCCGGTTCCATCCGCCGCGCCGGTCCCGCTTCTTCGCCGGCGGGTTCGCCAGGGTTACGTGGCCCACTTCGCCAGGGTTACGTGACGGGTTCTGTGCCAGTTCGCCAGGGTTACGTGCCACAAGTCATGCCAGTCAGGGTTGGGCAAACAAGTAGTTAAGG